ACCTTCTGCGTGAAGATAATATTTGTCGTAATTTTGCCCTCTTCGTAGTGGGTATCAATACGGCCTTCCGCGCCTCTGACCTATTAACTTTGGAAGTGGGAGACGTAAAAGGAGATGTGATCCGTCGCCGAGAAAAGAAAACGGGCAAGGTCAGGGAGTTCTATTTAAATGGTGCTGTCAAGGCTGCGGTGGCTCCATTGATCGTCGGCAAGAAAGATGATGATTGGTTGTTTCCTTCCGAAACTACGGGTAAGCCATTGACGGTCCCGGTGTTTTCAGGAATGGTTAAGATATGGTGCTTCCGTGCGGGGTTAAAGGGCAACTTTGCAAGTCATACTTTAAGGAAAACCTGGTGTCGCGCTATGGTTGATGCTGGTGAACAGATTTGGAAAGTATCAGAGGCGTTAGGACATAGTTCCGAAAAGGTAACAAGACGTTACATAGGAATTGAAATCGAGTCACTGAAAAGTATGCACATGAGACAGGTATGAGTAACAAATGGACACCTGAAAAGATAGAGGATCATGTAAAGGTTCTTACAAGTGGAATGTGCTTTTATAATGTTGTCCACCGGGCCTCGGCAGAGATTATCAAGCAACTTCAAGGTGAGATTGCTTCTGATGAAAAGGCTGTAAAAAATATTATTAAAATGATTGACACTGAATAGCCCTAGGTTTATAGTCGGTTTACACGGGCTTGCCAAAGCAAGTCATTTTGGTTTAAGGGGGAAGAAAACTCCTCCTGGGCTTCCCCCTCTTTTTTAAAATTTAATATTCGATGCTGGATAGAGCGTTAAAAGTTGAAGAAAGGGGTAAAATCCTTTCCATCCTCCAAGGTGCTATCCCACCTTCGGAGGATTTTTAGTTTCTGGAGGCTACAAAATGCCCGGCAAGAATCCTCTCCCCTGTAAATTTCCAGTCCAGCTTTCACAATCAGATAACGATAAAATTTATATGATAGCCGCGAGAAAAGGCATTAAGCCTGGGGCATGGGTGCGCTTAGTTTTACACTTAGCGATTATCAACGAGTTACAGGAGATACAACAATCTGAAATGACAGAGGGGTAATATGTCAAAGCCCTTCTTTTATCGAATTGATGTTATAGAACTAATGGATTTTGCTACGGAACCTGATGGGATTAATATGTCCTTACTGGAATTTGCCAAGGAATTAAAAAAGGGTGAATCAGACTATCCAGCTATCCAAAAAATTATTAATGAGGCAAATGAGTTTATCGCTAAGAAGTCTGCTGCTGGTAAAAAAGGTATGGAGAATAGATATAATAAAGGTTAACAGTGTTAGGCAATGTTATAACGGTGTTGTAACGATGATATAACCAGAAGGATGTTATAACCAGAAGCAGTAACAGTAACAATAACAGATAATCTTTAAACCTTGCCGAGAAGAGGGAATTACATAAGAAGGTAGTTAGTAAGGATAAAGAAAGATGGTAAATGCGCTGCATCATTTGTGACGAGCGGATGAGTACACCAGTTATTCTCCTCCAGGCCCGTTTGAAGGTGGTTATACGTTGGTCCAGGAGTAACATGCGTCTCCACGATTCAAAAATCTGCGAATTGGGGCGGGTCTATGACCCGCTCCATGCTACTTGCCGGAGTTGCCCGGTGGGTTGTGCAATGAAAGCGGCAAAAAAGGAAATCAGAAAAGTTCCCGAAGTGCAAGAACCTGTGCAAAAACATCAGAAGTATGGTAATAAGAAGGTGAAACGTGACGGTATAATATTTGATTCAGCAAAAGAAGAACGTAGATACCTTGATTTGAAGTTTATGATGCAGACTGAACAAATTTTGAACTTAGTTTTACAGCCTATTTTTATCCTTGCCCCGTCTGTTATCCTTCACGGAAGGAAAAAACCAGCCCTGCGGTATGTGGCGGATTTTCAGTACACAAAATCTGACGGTAGTGTTATTGTTGAGGACGTAAAATCTAAGATCACAAAAGAGAATCGAGCGTACAGAATCAAAATTCATCTCATGAAGTCAGTCCTTGGGCTTGATGTGGAGGAAATTTAAAAGGGTGTTAAACAGGGTTGACAAATTAATATCAAGTTTGTGAGAGAAACTTACAATATTTAACAAAGAGTTTGGCCGCTTGTCGGCCATAACGGGAAGTTAAAACACATGGCAAAACCAACAGCGGCAGAACAACAGGCTCTAGACCTTCATTTCCAAAGATGCAATTGGGACTATCCCTATTTTGCCGCTCATAATCACATGGTACAAAACAAGTCAAACGAACTTGTTTATTTCAAACTCAATGAAGTTCAAGTAATACTAGAAGAAATTTGGGCTGATATTGAAAAATCAGGACGCAGAATAAGGCTTTACTGTCTCAAGGGTAGGAAACAAGGTATTTCCACATGGTTTGAATCTCGCGGCCATTGGATGATAATGGGTAAAGGACAGTTTGTAGAGGATAGTAAAGGTAACATCTCTTATCTTGGCCCTACAAAGAATCAAAACATGAGTATCATAGCTCATGATCCCCCTACTACTGAAACATTATTTGGTATTTGTAAGAGACTTGACGAAAATCTCCATCCTGAATTTACTTTTCCTAAAGCAAAAGATAACGAACACGTTATTCACTATAAAGACCCTACAAACCCCAAAAGTCCTGACTCTTTAGATTCATCAATCATTGTTGGAACCGCTAATACCAAGGATTTTGGATCGGGTATGACTTTAACAATTTCGCATCGTTGTCTTTCTCTCGACACTCCAATTATTTGTGAGCATGGGATACAGAAATTTGCTAGAGATGTAAAAATTGGAGATGTTGTTGTCACTCATCAAGGCAATTATGGAAGGATATCAGCAATAAAAATAACTAAATCAAAAGACTTACCTGACAATAAAAGAATGATAAAAGTGCAGCCTTGGCTTGGGTTGCCAATTACAATGACACCACAACATAAAGTTTGGACAAATATGGGGTGGGTCAAAGCCGGTGAACTTGACCCTTATTGGCATCAATTAGCAATGCCTATCAGAGATATAACAGAAAGGATAGATAATTTACCATTCCAAGTCAATAGAAGTAAATTTGGTCCTTCATATAAAGGGCCATTAGAATTTCCCATTAGCAAAGAGACAGGTTTTTTTATAGGATATTATCTAGCTGAAGGCAATGTAGGAGTCAATAAATATGGCCCTTGCAGAATAACATTGGCTTTACATGAAGATGAAGAACCTTTTGCAATAAGAGCATATGAGGCTGTAAAAGAGTTTTGTAAAAGCACTCCCAAATTTAAAAGTAAAAAAGATTCAAAAACAAAAACGTGTTGCTTGGATAGTACCCCACTAGCAAGATTTGTAGCAGAAAATTTTGGGGCTGTAGAAGGTAAACATATCCCTGATTGGATATTCAATTGCGGAGTTGAATTTTGTACGGGGCTTGTAACTGGGTATCTTTCAGGGGATGGATCAAAAGGGTTATATCCAAGTCGATATAAATATACCAGTAACGCCATAACTGCAACGAGTATAAGATCATCTCTCGTTTATCAAGTTCGTGATTTAGTTGCTTCTTTAGGGTTGGGATGGGGGAGTATAAGATATAAAACAGGCGGTGTTTATTACGGGAGAAATTGTCAAAGTGCATGGATATTGACCTTTAATGGCAATTGCGGTATGCGCCTCCGGGAATTAATGGGCATTGCTTTTGAAAAAGAAAACAAGGAATCTGCTCAAAAATATAGAATTGATAACCAAAATAACCAGATATGGATGAAAATACGCTACATTAGCGAATCTGAAAGTGACGAAGTAATTGATTTTGAAGTGTGCCATTCAGATCATAGTTTTAGGGTATCCAGCTTTTCAGTTTCAAATTCGGAACTCGCAAAATGGCCCTCTGAAAATGTCAAAGACTTGCTACTCTCACTCGACAATGCTATGCCCGACCATGAGAATACGGCTGTTTTGAACGAAAGCACGGCAAAAGGTGTTGGTGGAGAATTTCATAAAGGTTATCTAAACTGCCGTTATATATACGAAGTTTATCAAGATAAAAATCAAGTTGCACATTGGCGAATGGAGATTAATCCTGATGCCGATGAAAATAACGAATACTCTCGGATATTTATTCCGTGGTTTATAACGAAAGAATACGCTCGGCCTGTGCCTGATGGTTTTAAAGTAACTTTGGAAGAGAAGGGATGGAAAGAAAAATATAATCTCACTGATGAACAAATCCAGTGGTATCGTTGGGCGAAGCAGAACCTTTGTGGTGGAGATAAAAATCAGAGATCACAGGAATTTCCGAATTGTTGGCAAGAGGCTTTCATATCTTCAGGGGAACCGGCTTTTGATGTTCCGACAATCCTGCATCTCAAGGAACTTTGTGAGCCGCCGATTGCACGGTATGACTGCTTATTATCCAGTGGTCAGTTTATAGCCAAACAGGATGGCGCAATCAAGGTGTGGAGAGAACCGGACAGAAGCGGGAATTACGTTATAGACGCTGACGTTTCGGAAGGTCTTGAGCATGGTGATTTCCATTCCGCTGACGTTTTGGATCATGATACCGGTGAACAGGTCTGTCATTATCGCGGTAAGATGGAGCCTTGGGAATATGCTGCGCTCCTTATGGCTTTAGGGAAACGGTATAACGAAGCCTGGATTGTGCCGGAGAAAAATAATCATGGTCAACAGGTGATCCAGGAGCTTATCAAGGCGGATTATCCAAACATCTACATGGAGATGATTGAAGAACCGCCGAATAAACCACGGAAACGGTTTGGGTGGGTGACTACCGGGGCGGGTGATCGTAAGCGTCAAGCTCTGATTGATAACGGAAAGAAGATGATTTCTGAAGGTAATCCTGGTATTAACGATCCTCAGACTTACGAAGAGATGTTGAACTTCAAGCGGCAAGCTGACGGCAAAGAACGGGCTGACAATGGAACATTTGATGATTCGGTTATGTCGTGGTTGATTGGTCAATATGTCCGTGAAACTCTGCCCTATGCTACACGGACACGCAAAGGTCCGGGAGATAATAAAGGTCGCGGTGGAAATCAAAAAAAACCTTCATCAAAAGCATATTATTGAAAGGAATAATTATGAGAGATTCAGGGCTTGTAACAAGGACTCCAGTAACAAAACCCGATTATATGATAACATCTAAAAACAATTCAGGCTCAAAAGAAAAAAATCTTTTAATAGCTAGATGGCTTGGGAGAAGAGGTTTAGGCATAAAAGATTGGGCCTCTGATGATAATATGGCATTGAAATTACTTCCTGAACTTGTGAAAAGGAAATATATTCCTACCTTGCAATTCGATGTGAATCTCAATTTATGGAAGATGCACATTGCGCCGAAGCCCTTTGAAGGCCATGATAGGCTAATTATTATTCGCACGGGTGCTACTTTATCACAGTCAATTGTCAATGCAGTTTTAGAACTTCCTGAAGTGAAACAGATACAAGAGAAGGTGAAAGATAAGTTTAAACATGAGATAGAACAGATCGTTAATAACGCCAATGCGGAAGGGGTTCATATCCCGGCATTGGAAGTAAAAGAAATTACTTGTATTTGTAAAAAGTGGCCTTATAAAGTAATAAAATTAGATAAAAATCATAATTGTGCTGAATGTGGCTTACCTTTAAACCTATATCCCAAGGAGAACTTGTATGAAATTAAAACCTAACGATCAGATAGTGAATGAATTTGTGATACCTTTTACAATCGCGCTGAAGAAGTGGTGTACTGAACATACTCTTCAGCTTTACGGGCCGATAGAACATCGACGGGTGCCGGGTGACGCGAAACATCCTGAAGAGGGCTTTGTCTTATACGGCGGTGTGGAACATATTATCAGCCACGATCAATGCGAGTTTGGTGTTTCCTTTGGGGAACGCTTCAATAATCCGATTCCTGAAACACTCGATGAGTTGCAATCAGTTTTGGATAGTGTGACAGACCCTCTCACGGATTATTTTTGGCCTGGGAGAAGAAAAGAGACGGTGCATTAACGGCTAGCCGGATGACCGGCAAAGGAGATGACAATGGGTATCGGTGAATTATTCGAGTTCGAGAAAACAGGGCAAATACTGCCGGAAAGAGGGCCGGTCGATCCGCTTGTTATCTCTGCATCTCGCCAAAACGGTTCTATGCCGTGGGACTTGCTTTTTGCCCACGGATGGCGAATTGTCGGAATGAACCATTATCGCCTTGACGGGAAAGAATGTCTGTTCTGTGCCATGATAAAAGACGGCAGATGCATTGTCGCGGAAGGGCCACAAGACATCGGTATTTTCAAGTGGCTCGAAGAGAAGGCCGGGTTAAAGGGATAACAAACAGCTCACGCGCTCGTCGCGTGTAGCGGGAGTTAATTTCTCTTGACAGAAAAGTTGCTTTGGAATATATTCCCGGCTAATATTAATTTTAATTAGCCGGTTTTGTTTTAAATGGTTCTCTACAATGGGTAGGGGGCCATAAGACCGTAAGCCAAAAGGGTGGATACGGCATGAGAAAGCAACTAATCAGAGCCGTAGTGTAGGCGCTTATTCAGCGTCCATGCTACGGCTTTCTTTTTCATGGGGGTTTAAAGTGTCTCCTAAAAATACCAAGGTAGATAAAATTTATCAGGCAATCAAAAAGAAATCCGGTGATAAGGGCATGGCGGCTGCGACTGCTCAAAATATAACTGGTAAATCGCTGGCAACCGGCAAAAAGCCAAAAGGTAAATAATGGCTGAACAAGCCCTACAAAAATCAGGCATGGTTGATTTGGAAGATATTTTCCCTGGCATTGACCCGGACATGATGGATATTCCTGAACCTCATGACCAGCTTGCCGTTCATGTTCGTTCTGTTTGGCAAACGAATTGGCAAGCCAAACAGGTTATTGAGCAAGAAGATTTAGCCAATGAGCGCCGGGTTAAAGGTGAATATGACCCTACACACCTTGCCGCGATAAAAGACGCTGGCCTTCCTGAAGACACAATACGCATGACCTACCACAAGTGCCGTGACTGCTGTTCATGGGTGCTTGATACCATTGATCCTCTCGGTGATCGTACATGGGACGTTGAGCCGGATGGTGTTGTTGAAATCCCTCCTGAGCTTCACGATCAACTCATTCAGCAAAAACAAGTAGAGATGCTGCAAGCGATTATGCAACAAGCTCAAGCATCCGGTCAACAACTCGACGAAAATCAAGTTCTACGAATGATTGAATCTTCTGAGCCTGAAATTATCGGCCTTATTCTTGAGGAAGCGAAAGCCGTTGCTGAAGAACGCTGCACCAATATGGAACGGCTGATTATGTCTCAACTTCATGAAGGTGGGTGGGATGATGCATACAAGGCTTGCGTTGATGATTTCTCAAAGCGTAAAGCTGCGGTAATGAAAGGCCCACTCCCTAATAAAATCAGAGTGCTGAAAAATGATGAAAAGACGGGAAGATATAAAGCAGTAGATAAAGTTGTACCCGGCTTCTGGCGGGTAAATCCTTTTGATGCTTATCCTGCGCCAAATTCTCTGAATCCGAATGACGGCGATTTCATAGAGATTGAACATTATGATCCGCTCGACCTTTCCCGGCTGATTGGTCAACCCGGATATGATAGTGACGCCCTCCGTAAAATTCTTGCCCTATACCCGAAAGGGCATCATGAAACAACAGTAATTGATGATGAGCGTAAATGGCTTGAGAATGAAGATGTAAGCGGTGCTCAACTCGATGCTTACGGCGGGAAAATAGACTGTATCAACTTTTGGGGTAATGTCCAGGGCAAGATTCTCCGTGATTGGGGAATGAGCGAAAAGAAAGTTCCTGATGGAGATTCGTATTATCCCGTCAATGTGAAGATGGTTAACAACATCATTTTCCAGGCCCGTATTAATCCTGACCCTCTTGAACGCAATCCTTACGATTCCGCTTCATTCGTTAAAAATAACGATAGTGTGTGGGGTGAATCTCCTGCTGACTTGATGAAGGGTCTTGAAAATATGGCCCGTGCTACGATCAGAAACATGATGTATAACGTGGCGACTTCTTCAGGTGCAGTATGGGAAATTGATGAAACTCGGCTGGCTCCTGGGGATGATGGCGATATTTATCCCGGCAAAAAGTTGATGACTACCAACAAGAGGATGCAGGAAGGTCCGGCACTTCGGATGTATCAGGCCAAACTGAACGCTCAAGAGTTACTTTCTGTTTTCGATAAATTTACCAAACAGGCTGATGACACAGTTGTTCCGGCCTTTGCCAATACTGCTGCTGGTGGGGAAAGAACGACCTCGGCTCTTTCAATGAGAATGTCTGCTGCTGGCCGGAATATCAAGATGGCTGTTGATAATATCGACAGTGGCATAATCCACAACAAGATTGACAAGTTATTTACATGGAACATGCTGAATGTCGATGATCCTTCCATCAAGGGAACGACAAGGGTAGTGGCTCGGTCTACCAAGTCTCAAGCTGCGCGTGAACAAATGGCGACACGGCACTCTGAATTTGTTGACAGGATTGCGCGTAATCCCATTCTCACAAGGATCGTCGGTGATAAGGGGCTTGCTTATGCCTTGGGCGAAAATGCAAAGTCACTTCAAATGAATGTGAAGATGTTGATTCCGAACCTAGAAATGATAGAGAAATCTCCAAATCAACCGCTTAACCCGGCTCAAGGTGGAGAACAGCCCCCTGCGGCAAATGGGGAGGCTCTTGACCATGCCGGTAATCCTGCTGGTGGGCCACAAGGAGCCGCTTAATGATAAGGCCGGGAAAAGAACTTAACTATAGCTTGTCACGGTTGATACTTAATAACCCTGAAATTATTAAATGGTTCAAAGATTCATTAGCGGATCAACTAGATGTGAATATCGACTTAATAGATGAACCTGGGATTCGCGGCCAAGGAAAGGCTCAAGAACTTCGGGAGATCATCCAGTTTATAGAAGCTGCACCTGAACAAGTAAAAAATCAGCAAAAAAGGGACAGCCACCCGGCACCCAAACAAATGAGGATAGTCTAAAGACACCTCAAATCTAATTATGGAGAGAGCGAAAGCACTCCAAGGAGAGTAACAAATGGCACTCGGAACGGACAGAGAATCAATCAGGAAAGAAGCTGAAGAAGCTGAAGCAGAATTGCTCAAGATCAAAGCGGAAAACGACCAGAAAGAAGCAGATAGGTTAGCCGAAGTCAAAGAACTTCCGGTAGGGTCTGTTGCTATCGAAGATATTTTCTCGGCTGAAGGTGACACCACTATTCCTTCCGGGTCTGGCATTGAAGTTAAAACCGATGATGCAACTCCTGCTGCTACTGCGGTCACTGACACTGAAGCTGCGGCGTTGAAAGCGGAAAATACTCGGCTTCAATCGGAACTGGCGAAACTCAATGCTCGTTTTGAATCGACCTTTGGCAATTTCAACAAGGCTGGCATGGCTGAACTCCAGAAGAAGGTTGATGATCTGGAAAACAAGCTGGCTGCTGCAACTGCGGCTCCTGCTGCCGTTTCTGAAGTGTTTACTACAAATCGTGAAGAGATGGTGAAAGACCTGGGGGAACCGGCTGTTAAGGTAATTGAATTTCTCCAGGGCAAAATCACTTCTCTTGAAACAGCCCTTACTGATGTAACCGGACAGGTCAAGGCTACCGGCGAAAAGGCGGGTAAACTGGAAGAAGGCCAAACAGCGATTGCGACACGAAGCTATTATTCGGCTCTCGATAGTCTCGCTCCTGACTGGCGGAAGATCAACGGTGACGATAAGACCCCTCAAAACCCGAAATTTCTTACTTTCCTAGACAAACAGATTCCGGGAACCGATATGACCTATGATTATGCTATCAAGGTTTATCATGAGCGGGGGAACGCCGTCAAAGTGGCTGAAATATTCAATCTCTTCAAGGCGTCAGAAGGTGCTGTTACTACGGCTGCTGCTGGCGGTGATAAAGAGGAAATTATACCTGAACCGGGTAAAACTGGTAGGGGTAGTACCCTACCCAAACAAAAAACTGAAAAACGGACCTATACTCAAGCGGAAATAGATCGCTTCGATACGTTGAAGAAGGCCGGGAAACTGAAAGCGACTCAGGCTCAAATAGACGCAATCGAAAGCGATATTCAAGACGCAATTTTAGAAGGAAGGGTCCGTTAAAAGGAGCCTTACGATGAAGAATTTCAACAGATTCATGCAGTCAAAATGGGGGATATTCGCCCTCGTTATCCTGTGCGCTGCAATCGCACACCTTCAGGGACATAGTGCTTTTGCATTTATGGCCGCTGGCCTTATTGCTGGTGTCCCTGGTGAAGTGGATTATACAAACCAGACAGGTGACGCCCGTATCCCGGCCCTTTTCTCTCGGATTTACCGGGATAAGTTTTATGATGCAGTCTGCGCGGCCAACATTACCAACACGAAATATACCGGTGAGTTGAAAGGACTCGGCAACCAAGTAACTATCAATACCATTCCTACCGTCAAGATTTACCCCCTGGTGCGCGGTCAGAAGCGCCAATGGCAAGAGCTTACTTCTGCGCCGGTTATCATGACCGTCAACCGTGGGACCGTCTTTGACTGTCTTATCCTCGACGCCGATAAATCCCAAATGTGGGATAAGGATTTCCTTGGGACTCTTTCCAAGGATGCTCGTCAACAGAACGCGATTTACGTTGATGGTCTTTTCCTGTCCACCAACTATCCCTATGCCGCTGCCGCTAATACTGGTACTGCTGCCGGTAAGAAATCTGGTACTACTGCAACCGTCGCCGGTCCCGGCTACAACATGGGCGTAAGCGGTACGCCTCGCGGCGTCAACAAGGTCAACGTGGTTGACGCAATCCGCGATTGCCAGTCTGTCGGTGACGAACAATCCTGGCCTACGGATGATCGGTGGATGGTCATTCCTACCTGGATGGAAAATATCATGGATATGTCGGATTACAAGGATGAATCCATGACCGGCATGAAATCTACCTGGGCTGGCGGACGGATCGGCACTTGCGCCAAATTCAAGCTCTATTCCACAAACCTCTACACGCCGATTGCTGACGGCTCCGGCCACACGGCATATCCGGTGATCTTCGGCCACATTTCGGCAATCAGCTTCGTGCAGCAACTCGCCAATGTCAAATATTTCCCGGAACTTCAGGAAGTCAACGGCGCTGGTCTGTGCGGAGAAAACATCTTCGATTGGTCCGTGACTTATCCTGACGCTCTCGGCGTTCTGTACTGCTACCAGAACCGGTAATAATCGGCTCAATCAATCATAATGGGGGGCTTCGGCCCTCCAATGGAGGTTAGAACAATGAAGAATTTTAAAGACTTTCTGAAGAGGATTTATCTCTTCCCGGTCAACATGCTTCTCGGTGTCACCACTACTGCGGTTGTTGGGACTGCTGCGGTTCCTTACCGTAGCATGGGTAAAAGTTTTATCACCCCTCCGGCTACTGTCACTGTGCCTTTAACAGCCGTCACCAATGATGTCGTGCAATGCGTCCCTTATCTCAAAGGGTGGCTGATTGAAGGAATCATAGTAAAGATGCTTACCAGAGGTACAGCAACCACGATTACCGGTCAGTTTGGTATAACCGGTGGCACTACCAATGGCTTCGCGGCTTCTGCTGACCTCACGGCGGCTGGCCCGTTCCTTTCTCCCCTCGCTGGTACTTATCCTGCTGCTGGTGGTTTCCTTGCGGCTGCTGATGGTACTGTTGACTTGCTTCTTTCAACGATCACTTTAATGACTGTTGCTCCGATAATAAGCGTCCAGTTGATCGTCAACGACACTAACTAGCCCTAATTTACCCTGCGGCTAAAGGCCGGGAAAATACGGCAT